GTAATAAATAATTAGTGTGGGGCTTCGGCCCCACATATAAATTTTAAGGAGATTAAATTATGTCAACATTTGGATCAGCAATTGATGGAGTTGCAACTAACGTAACTACTGAAACTAAAACTGTTCAGACTGGAAGAACTAGAGTATATGGAGTTCATATATCTGGTCCTAACGCAGCTGGAGTTTTAGAGCTTAAAGATGGTGGAGCAAGTGGAACATCAAAAGTAAAATTAAATAAGGGTGCTCATATTCATGATATGACAGTTAATTTCCCTGTACCAATTTTATTTAAAACAGATGTTTATTCTGGATTTACTACTGAACAGATTACAGCTATAACTGTTTTTCATAGCGGCGGAAGTAACTCGTAGGAGGCAACTTGGCTTTTTCAGGCACAACTACATTCGAGAAAACATTCTCGATCGATGATATTATAACTGAAGCTTTTGAAAGATTAGGTTTTTTTGATTACTCAGGTAATGACCTGCGTTCAGCTAGAAGATCATTAAACATAATGCTTCAAGAATGGGACAATAGAGGTATTCATTTTTGGCAAGTTAGAGAACACGCTTTTAGTTTAGTCAATGGTCAAAACGAATATGTAATTTTTAGATCACCAAGTGATGGTACTTCTGATGGAATTACAACTACTTTAACCTCTGCAATAAATGCCACTGCTTTAACTATTCCAGTTGCTTCTGTGGCCCAGATGCCTGACTCTGGAAAAATAAAAATCAATAATGAAATAATGCAGTATAGCTCTATTTCAGGTAATAATTTAATTTTATCAGCGGTTACAGATAGAGGAATAGACAGCACAACGGCTGCTTCTCATGCACAAAACGATTCAGTAAATAATTTTGTTAACATGGCTTCAGATCTTTTAGAATCTAGCTACAGGACTTCTGCTAACGTAGATTCACCTTTATCAAAAGTAAACAGATCACAGTATTCAGCTTTTTCAAATAAAACAGCAACAGGTCAGCCTTCTCAATATTGGGTTCAAAGATTTATAAATAGAGTATCCGTTACTTTATACTTAACTCCAGGTTCTGATCAAGTTGGTGACTTTATGTATTTTTACTACATACAAAGATTACAAGATGCAGGGGCTTATACAAATGAAGCAGATGTAGTTAATAGATTTGTACCTTGTATGTGTGCAGGTTTAGCTTATTACATATCTCAAAAGAAAGCGCCTCAAAGAACACAGGAAATGAAATTACTTTACGAAGATGAATTATTAAGAGCATTACAAGAAGATGGTTCTTCTTCAAGTGTTTACATATCACCTAAAACTTATTATCCGGAGATCTAATGGCAAAGTTTGCAAAAGGGAAACACGCTTTAGCAATTTCTGACCGAAGCGGATTAGCTTTTCCGTGGAGAGAAATGGTTACAGAATGGAATGGTGCGTTTGTGCATTACTCAGAGTTCGAACGTAAGCAACCACAACTTGAGCCAAGACCATTTGTTGCTGACCCACAAGGTTTAGAAAAAGCAAGACCACAAGTTGCACCTTTACCTACTCCAGATTTATTACCAGAAAATCCTATTACTACAAGCGATGTTTTTATTGATGGTGATCGGACTGCTGTTTATGTTGTAACTCAACCTAACAGTGGAATATTAGTAAATGATGTAGTGAGGCTAATGAGTATAAAATCAAATTTATCATCAAGCACAACTGCTTTACAAATAAGTATTCAAGCATTAGAATTATCAACCACCTTAAAATCTAGCATAACTTCTACAGATACTTCTTTGGCTGTAGAGGATAATCTTGGTTTCTATAGAGATGGTGGTTATGTAGTTATTGAAAAAATAAATTCTACAACAGGGTTTTTTGAAAATGAAGTGATTGAATACACTGCTTATAATTCTGTAACAAAAGTATTATCAGGTTTAGTTAGAGGAACTAATGCTCCATTTAGAGGAGTTAGACCTAAAAATACTACAGCTAGTTCCCATGATGCCGGGGCCAAGATATTTGGAGCAAGATTAGTTGATTCTTTAAATGAAACAACTCAAAGTCAAGCAGGGCAACCTTCAACAATAACTATTGCTAATAGTTATAATTTAAAAGAGAATGATGAAGGCACTTTCTTTATAGATATATATGGACCAGGAGGAGGCTTGAATTGTCTCGCCGGTCCTGTTAATAATAACTTTACAAGTACAAATTTATAATTATGACATACACAGAATTATTACAAAAAATTAGAGACTATACAGAAGTTGGATCAACAGTATTATCTGACACTATTTGTAATGGTTTAATCAATGATGCTGAATTTAGAATATTAAGAGATGTAGATTCTGACAATAATAGACGTTATGCATCAGCTAATTTAATAGCATCAACAAGATTTATAGACACTCCAACAGACGCTTTGATAATTAGATCTGCTCAGATTGTAGATTCTGCATTACCTGACACAGATCAAAATAGAGAATTTTTACAGTGGAGAGATACTAGTTTTATGTCTGAATTTAATCCTACTGCTGTGACAGGAACTCCTAAATATTACAGCTGGTGGGACAAAGATAGAATTATCGTGGCACCTACTCCAGATCAAACTTACACAATTCAGTTAAATTATATCTTGAAAGATCCTGGATTATCGAGTACAAATACAACAACATATATAAGTCAGAATTTTCCCAACGGGCTTTTATATGCATGCCTTGTCGAGGCTTACGGTTTTTTAAAAGGGCCACAAGACCTCTTGCAATTATACGAACAAAAGTATAAACAAGTGGTAGAAGGCTTCTCTATTGAACAAATGGGAAGAAGAAGACGAGATGAATATCAAAGTGGTGTTCCTCGTATAGGTAAATAGGAGAATAAATTATGGCTATAACACAAGCAATTGCAAACAACTTTAAAAAATTATTACTAGAAGGTGATTCAAACTTTTCACAAACTAGTGGTGATAAATATAAGTTAGCTCTTTATACTTCTTCAGCTACTCTTAACTCAGCAACTACTTCATTTACAACAGGTAATGAAGTTACATCAGCGAACTATACATCTGGTGGTGGAGCACTTGTAAACAATCCTACTTCTTTGACAGCAGGTGTTGCAAGAGCAGACTTTGCTGATCTGTCATTTCAAAACGTTACGTTGACAGCAAGAGGAGCTTTAATTTACAACACATCATCTGCGACTACTAACTCTGCAGTTTGTGTTTTAGATTTTGGAGCAGATAAAACAGCTACTTCAGGTACGTTTACAGTTCAGTTTCCAGCACCAACATCAACAGCAGCGATTTTAAGAATCTCTGGTTAATTAGGAGGTAACCTCCTATGGCATCCGGAACTTGGAATACTGGCTCTTGGGGTCAAAATCAATGGAATGATAATGCGAATCCATCGCCTTCCGTTACAGGCTTTGCTATGTCTGCAGCACTCGGTGACGAGTCAAGCTCAACTGAAGTTAATGTAGGTTGGGGTAGACAAGAATGGGGTCTTCAAGGTTGGGGTATTGCCGGCACATTTATTGCTACAGGTGATGCTGTAACAGCAAGTCTTGGAAGTGTTACCACAACAGCAAATGCTAACACTGGTCCATCCACAAACAATAATCAATTATTATCCGCAGGTCTTGGAAGCGTAACCGCTTTTGGTTTAGCCCAAGTTGATGTAACAGGTATTCCACTTACAACTAATTTAGGAACAGTAGATGCTAGTCCTGATGCAATGCCTACAGGTGTTGCAGCTACCATGGGACTTGGTACTGTTGAAGCATTTAACTTAGCAGGTTGGGGTAGACTTCAATGGGGTATAAACGATTGGGGTGATGCTGGTAGTTCTGTGCAAGTAGATGTTTCTGGAATTGCAATGACTGCAGCTTTAGGATCTCCAACAGAAGTTACTGGTGATGCAACTATTGTTGCTAACACTTTAAACGTAGCACAATTAACTTTAGGTGTTGTTGACCCTGCACCTGATGCAGCAGTAACTGGAAACTTTATGATAGGTTCTCTAGGTACTTTAGGTTTCCAAGGAGATGTTGCACCAACTATAACAGGTTTTGGATTAAGTGCTAACTTAGGAAGTGTAACAGTAGACTTAAATCAACAAGTAAATGTGACTGGAAATCCTCTATTAGCAAGGGTTGCTTCAGTATCTGCATTTACAGATGTTACTGCAACTTTCAATGGTTTTGGATTGACTATGAACATAAATAGTGCTAATGCTCTTATCTGGAATCAAATAAATACAGGTTCTGCTCCAATAGATCCTCCTGGATGGAGGGAAGTCGTTGCATAAAGAGTTTGACACTTTCTCTTTATTTTAATAAAATAAACG